CCATGATCCAAAAATAGCATCACTTTTCAACCCGTCACACTAAAACATTAACCCAGTTCTAGTTTGTCACTGCGAGCCTTTTACTAGTCTTAAACTAGCACATCTGCTGAGATGGTCATCCGTTGTGCACGGGAATTATCCTCACGTGTGTATGTAAATATATGACTTCGTTTTTGCAGAACTATTGTTCCTTTTCTGTTGTTTAAATTACACACAATCACAACCACGTCCTTGGGTGTAATGCCTAGAAAATAGTACCTACCGACATTGATAGGCTATACTAGTCACACCACACGCGCCCTAAACTATTACGGAACCTCATCCTAAACTTGATCGAAAGGGTAGTAAGTCCGCACACGGTGTTGGGGTCTACGCCTCCCATAACAGATCTTACCCTGTGTGGTTAGCGCCCTAAGACACAAATTGCTCATGATCATCTGGTGGCACGGGGTTGCCACAACACTATCTTCCTATGCACACGTCGTGGGTCACCAACTCGGTGCCCTTGGTATAGGTTCAGGGACGGAATGGCAGATCTGATTCATACCATATCCTAATTGTGTACCACCACTGGATCGGCCAGCCGACAATAACACAACACTCCCTTCAACTCCCAATCGCAGGCCCGCGACGCCGTCAATGCATACTAACTTCATGTGTAGGGAACGGTTAGCAAGACCGGCAACCCTCCCACGTATGACACCAAACTTAATAAATATAAAATATGTATTAACAAATAAATAAACATTGTAGTGAAATAAATAACACATAAACATATAAGGTAGCTAAGGTACTTGCCATGCCCATAAAGAATAATACTGTATATATAATAATACCAACCAACCATGCGATCCTCGTAGTCCAATAGCGTTATCTATATTGGTTTTGTCTTGTTGAACTACAAAAGCACAAACGTTTGGTTTTGGGTGTTCTGGCCAAACGACACCCACTCAACGTGGACATCACGGCTTAACCCTGCAACCAAATTGCTTGCGGCACTCGTAAAAACTGGGGGAGTGACCTCTACATAGTTGGCATCACCGGAACCGTCTGCAATTCCAGTAACACGATAATTGAAAACATCAAAATAACTCCAGCCAGTTGCACTTGTTCCAACTAGGCACGTATTTGGAATGTACCCAGTGTCAGCCAAGCTGGCGACAACTGAAGCAGTACCAAACGTGGCAGTGGTTGCATTGACCGGAGCTGTCTGGTTAGACCCGACTTGATATGTTGCAGCTGTTGTGGCCGCTCTCATATGGTAAGCAATGACATACCTGCCATTCTTCTTTAACCTAAGCTTTGTGCTAGTTCCTGACCCCACTATTTCAGTAACAGGTCCGTACAAACCAGTCGAGCCCGTAAGCGTCACAGCGGCAGCAGGTGGCAACACACTATACTGTGTTGAACCTGCCATAACCAATTGTGCAGCATTATTGATCACGACAGTCGGTACAAACCCAGAGGGATTGGCACCAGCTACTACGCCCACTGAGCCATCAAGCTGACCAACCAGGGACAAACACGGCCCTACGGCTGTGTCGCCCCCAATAACAGGCTTCATAAACTCAATGTCGTATGACACCCACAGTTCGCCCAACGTCGTCCCAGGGGTCGACGTACCAGGCAACCCTGCGGTTGCTACTTGAAACTTACCATAGTCATAGAATCTCTTATCGTTGGTGTCTGCGGTTTCATATGCAGGATCCCGCACATATAACACGGTTTCCCCAGACACAGACTGTTCGCATTCGATAGCATGAACCAAACTCATGGAGGGTTTGCATGACACTGCAAACTCTGAATTTTCCATTTCCACTTTGTTCGTAAACGCTCGATCTATTGCGTTGTAATTGGTGGCCATAACTATTGTGCCCAAAGGTCCTGATGCGGCATAATCACTGGTCATTGTTTTATACACAAAGACCATTCCATGGATCTTATACTGAGAGTACTGTTTGGCAAGCCTAGACAGCCACGGGAATATTTCGGCATTGGCCGGGTTAATGGCCGCCTCCGTATTGTTGAAAGTTGTTGGGCTATTCGGCACTACTAAATCTCGAATAAATTCCCTATGTGCAACCCTCACACTGTGATCATTTTTCACGAACTGTGGCACCATATCCACTGATGTAGATACTTTAGTCAGTGAATTCGTTGACACATTATAATCACCATATCCCGTTACCGCCGCAAGCCCACCTCCCAATTTCCGGCCCAAACTGGCGCCGATTGCTCCTCCATACTTCCCGCCCAAAGCCGCACCACCTGCACTAAATGCCCCCTTGGGAATTCTGGACAAAACCTGATCTAACTTGCCCATTATCCCGGGAGCTGATGCTGCCCTGGTTGTGGAAACCTGATAATCTCCTTTCCCCTTGATTTTCCTCATTGGACCACCCTTCTTCTTATTCTTATTGTTTGCCATCTCTATATGGCTCTCTCCTCCACCTCTAAGGGTCGACTCGCTTGTTTTCTGATTTCTTCTAATAAACCCTGAGTGGTCAAATAGTGGTCAATCCACACCCAACAGAAATATTCACGGTGTGGTTATAGAGGTCATCGGTGTAGTGCATACCACCTAACTCCTTTTCCATAGCTATTTGCATAGACGGGGGATACCCAAAGGCTTTGAAAAAACTGACTCTGGTGTCATCGCTAATGGTACCGCGATACTCACCCCTGATTCTTGGCTTAGTGCTCATCCGCATGAATCCTGAATCCGAAACTATAAGTGATTTGTTGACGTTACTATCCACTCCATTGCGCTTGTAAAATTCATACAGCGCGCCGAATATGGGTAGATCGCCAAACAAAGCTGCTCCACCGACCCCAACCTGGTAAGACCACTGCCGAAATCCCAATGCAGTGGCCTCTGTCAAACTTAATGCATCTTTGCCCCAAGCAGCTGTAGGCTGCCTGCACATGACCCATTTATCGTCCAACTTGTTTAACAAAACCGGCTGGCTTTGGCAGAACACGACCTCCTCAAACTCGAAGACCGGTGCTTCCACTTCCATCTCAAATCCATATCTCAAAAACCAATCCTCCAAATGCGGCGACTTCCACAAATCACCATCTTTTGTACATATTTTGTGTAGATCTCTCTTCTCTAAAAACAAAACACAATCATCTCCATTGTTGACGAGTTCGCAATCTAACCCTATTG